AACAGCGTTTTGATGCTGATTTTATCTTAATGACAAGTGTTCTTTCCGAGCTAACAGAAATGCTGCTTGATGAGTTTGACGGTGAGAAAGAAACAGTATAAGCCACTTAATTGTGGCTTTTTTATTATGAGGAATTTAACTATGACAGAAACAGAAAATAAATACTTCACAGTAAATATTTATGATGAAAACAGTATTTCATTTCACAAAACCGAAGAAGAAGCTCAAAAAGCGTGCTTAAATGGTGCAGAAGATTTGTACGATCATGCAACATATAATGATGATATCAGTATCTATACTGAACAGGAGCATAATGCAGTTTATGGTAAAGTTCTTGGAAAAGCTAAATCTAAAGAAAGAGAATTAACTGAAGAAGAGAAACAGTCAGGTTGGTATGACGAAATTGATTATATTATTGAACACCCAAAGATTGTTGAATATCAGAAATGTGATGGCTGGATTAGTGTAAAAGATAGATTGCCCAGTGAGAGAGAGGACATTCTGATTTGCACAAATAGAGGGGAAATAAAAATAGCGTGGCGAGATGATGTTTTCTTCATGTCTCTTCTTACTTACCATCTATCTTCAGTAACTCATTGGCAACCACTTCCACTGCCACCGAAAGTATGAGGGTATTTATGAATAAAGATTGGATTAAAAATCTTAAAGTTGGCGATACCGTATATTTTTTAGAAACACTCATGCGCTCAAACATTGAACATGAGGCTGAAGTCTTAAAAATTGGAAGAAAATATTTAACAATTAGAGTGCGCGGTCGAGATAGAAAGATCAATTTATCTAATGGGTATGAAGAAGGTAAATTATCCGGAATGGTGTACGGTCGTATTTATAAAGATAAAAAAGACTACTTGTATAGCTTAAAGCTGGAAGAATTGAGGATTGCCGTTAAAGGAAAAATGACCTCAAGCTATTCTAAATTAACATTAGAAGATGCTGAAACTATAAGTAATATTTTAAATAAATACACAGAATAACCGCAACAATGTTTATTTGACAAACCACTCTCTTTCGGATTAAGATAACCGCACTACAAGCCGTTTTGAACGGCTTTTTTTGTATCTGCAAATAGGAGATTATATGGCAAAGCGAGAAATTCTTTATGAAGGGGTTTTAGATTTAGCAGGAGTGGATATTCCTTGTTACGTCCTTGATGATGGCACTCGGGTTCTTTCAGGACGTAAAATGCAAGAAGCATTAAAGATTGTTGATGTTGAAGAAGGTAAACAAAGTGCCGGGACAAGATTACAGCGATATTTGACTCAAAAAACGCTTGAACCCTTTATTTATAAGGATAGAGAGCTGGACCACTTCAGCCCGATTATCTGCTATCGCGGTACACAAAAAATCAATGGCTATGAAGCAACCCTTCTTGCCGATTTGTGCGACGCTTTCCTAGAAGCTAGAAAACACATCTCACTTTCTCCACGCCAAACTATTATTGCTGAACAATGTGAAATTCTCATCCGAGCTTTTGCCAAAGTTGGTATCACCGCTCTAGTTGATGAGGCAACAGGTTATCAATATGAACGTGAGAAAGACGAACTTCAACAAATCTTACGGAAATATATTAGCGAAGAACTTTTACCTTGGCAAAAACGTTTCCCTGATATTTTTTACAAAGAGTTATTCCGCTTAAATGGTTGGGATTATACTGTTAAAGGCATACAAAAACGACCTGGTGTTGTAGGCACTTGGACAAATAAACTGATTTATGAACAATTACCAAAAGGCGTATTAGAAGAGTTAAGAAACAACATTCCAAAAAGTGAAAGTGGGAACAGTACAGCACGTTACCATCAACTTTTAACAGATGATATTGGTAGTCCACATTTAACAGCACAAATAAATCAAATTGTCACCCTCTTTCAGCTTTCCGATAATATGAAAGAAATGTGGAATAACTTCCAAAAGCTGAAATTACGTCAAAGTGGACAATTGGATTTACCCTTTTCCTTTGATAGCAAAGGGCACACAAAAGAAAATTAAATTTGACAAAAACCGCCAATAACGGATAAGATAACCGCACTATACAACGCAAGCGGTCATCCGCACCCGACAATTAGCGGTTTTTTTGTACCTAAAATTTAGGTAGCGATCAATTATGATCGGGTCGAGAGAGCCTAATACAATACCCTTGTGGAAATAAGCTCCGCCAGCTTGCGTTGGTAGTTGAAGCCCGATCACCCACTAAGTGATCGACTAACTAAACTAAAACGCAAGGTACAAAAATATGTCAAATATCAATTCCTTTAGAAGTCTATCCATCGACACGATAGACGAAATCAACAAACTTACCGAACAAGCCAAATCACTTATCCAAATTGTTTTGAATGATGGAAACGATCTCTCGTGTGGATTTGCATCATCTCAACAGGTTATTACTGGTACGCTCTGGGCAGCTTTAGATCTCGTCTCTCAAATTGACCACCACATTTCTAATGCAAAACAATAGGAATTTTTATATGAACACATTAATTACATTCAATAATGAAAATTTAACTATGAGCAGTCGTGAAATTGCGGAACTTGTAGATGTTCGCCACGATAATGTGAGAAGAACTATTGAAACCCTCGCGGACAAAGGAGTTATAACTTTACCTCAAATTGAGGAAAAGCCAACAAAAGGGCGTCCAAGCCTAGAATATATATTTTCTGGCGAACAAGGTAAGCGAGATTCAATTATTGTTGTTGCTCAACTTTGTCCTGAGTTTACCGCACGACTTGTTGATCGTTGGCAAGAATTAGAAAATCAAATCCGACAACCACTTGATCCAATGCAAATGCTCAATGACCCACGAACTTTACGTGGATTGCTAGACAATTATACTGAAAAAGTTCTGGTATTAGAGCATAAAGTTGAAGAAATGAAACCGACTGTGGCAGCTTTCGATCGCATAGCTACTAGAGCAGAAGGATCAATGTGTATTACTGATTCTGCTAAACACTTAGGTGTAAAACCAAAATTTCTGTTTGATTTCCTATCATCACAAAAGTGGATCTATAAACGAGCTGGCAACTCTAACTGGATTGCTTATCAAGATAAACTACAACAACTATTACTTGAACATAAAATCCATTTGATATAGTCGGAATGTGGGAAGAACCACGCCCAACAGTAACGCTTACTTTGCCATGTCCGCTAAAAGCGGTGATGGCGGGTCAAAAAGTTTTCTACTTAGACTTAAACAAACAGCACGAGCAGGTTTGTTCTTTTTTATTTCGAACAGATTCAACTTATCATTTCAATTTGTTAAAAAACGGCGGGATTTTCTCAACTGAAGAAGACGCTCAAGCTTGGTTTGATGCTATGAAAAATGCACGGAGATAAGTTAAGAAGTATGATTTTAACAAATCGTTGTATTAAGCCGTCTAGCACGGCTTTTTTATTTAAGTGAGGTAAAAATGGAAAATATTTCTCTAACAAAGAAACAACAAGATGAAGTGCTACGCTCTGTGAGGCTTGGAGCCTTAGCTCAACTTAAAGAAGATAGTCCAGTTCTTCTTAGTATTGAAGACATTTCTATCATGATTAATCGTTCTTACAATTACACATCTCGTCATATTATTACCCGCCAAGACTTTCCATCCCCAGTTTCATTAGAAAAAGGAAGTAATGAAAGTAAAAGATATAAGGCTGGCGATGTAATCAAGTGGCAAAAGGCGTATTTAAGAAGAGTGAATTAATCCAACAAGTTTGCCACTTCGCTCATATTCGGTGCGTAATATGTGTTCTGTAAAATCCTTAAATCTCTATGTCCGCTAATTTTGGCTAACGTCATTACATCTACTTTTTTAGATAATCTCGTCAATGCTTCCCTTCTTGTATCGTGAAAATGGAGATGCTCAAGTCCACATTCTTTCTTTAGTACTCTAAATGTAGTGCTTAATGATTCAGGCGTGGTTTGAAATACAAGCTCTCCATTTTCCACCTCTTTCATTTTCAGAATTAGTGAAATTGCTTTTTGCGAAAGTGGCACATCTCTAGAGTACCCGTTTTTAGTTGTCGGCAAATGCACTATTCTCTTTTCAAGAAAAACATCACTCCACTTTATTCCAGCGATTTCCCCTGCACGCATGGCAGTTTCAATAGCAAATAACATTGCAACCGCCACTCTTTGCTTGAGCGTTATGGGTGGTTTATCTTCACAATATCTAGCTGTTTCTAATATTGTTTTAATGTCCTGTTCTGAATATCGTTCTTTTCTTTCTACCGAGTTTTTT